GTTACAGCAGTAGGTGTAGGTACTGCTACAATAACAGCTACTTCGGATATGGTCGAAGAAATAGTTGCTGAATGTGATGTTACTGTTGCGGTATTTGTAACAGGCGTTACATTAGATCAAGAAACTTTAGCATTAACTTTTGGCGGGGTTGATGGAACTTTAACAGCTACAATTGCTCCTGTTACTGCAACAGATAAAACATTAATATGGATATCAAGTAATGAAGAAGTTGCGACAGTAGAGGGTGGCGTAGTTACTGCTGTGAGTGGTGGAACAGCTACAATAACAGCTATAACTACAGATGGTGGATTTATGGCTGAATGCGAAGTTACTGTTTCCGTACCCGTAACGGGAATAACCTTAGACGAAGAAATATTAACATTACAAGCTAATGGTGCGACAGGAACATTGGTGGCAACTATAGCACCTATAACAGCAACAAATAAAAATGTTACTTGGACATCAAGTGCTGAAACATATGCAACGGTAGAAGATGGTGTTGTAACTCCTTTAGCTATTGGTGGTGCTATTATCACAGCAACTACTGAAGATGGTGGATTTACCGATACTTGTAATATAATAGTTACTATATCAGTAAATGGTGTAACATTAGATCAAGATACATTAAGCTTAATTGAAGGCGGAGAAGTTGGTACATTAATAGCAACAGTTACTCCTATAGATGCTGTAATTACTGATGTTACATGGGCATCAAGTAAGGAGGCTGTGGCAACTGTGTTAAATGGTGTAGTTACACCGTTAACAGCAGGAACAACTACAATAACAGCAACTACAGTTGATGGTGAATTTACAGATACTTGTGCTGTAACTGTAACTGGTGCTGAATAAATTTAAAATAAATTAAAAAGAAAATAAAAGAGAGGTTTTATAATGGCAAATAATTCAAAAACAGTAAGAGTATATTCAAATAGCCCAAGTGTGTCTCACAAACCATTTGGGACTACATTCTATTGGTTATGGGAGCAAAATCCATACGAGGACGAGTGTTATTTAGATTTAAATAAAAAAGAATTAGAAGAAGAAATGCGTAGGAGCGTTGGCTTTAGGAGAATGTTCGAAAGAGGTGTTCTAAACGTTAAAGAACCTGATATTCTTAAAAGATTTAGATTAGATGACACAGATGAATATATAATGAACAACAAACAATTACAAGAGTTTGTTGAAAATTCTACTATTGAGGAATTTGATGACTTTTTACAATATGCTCCACAAGCAATGATTGATAATATAGAGGTTGTATGTACCGCAAAAGAATTAACAGATAGAAATAAAATAAAATTAATTAGAAAATTTACTGGCAAAGATTTAGAAGAATTTTATAATGATAAAATTATTGATGAAGAAAAAGAAGAAAAACCAGTAAAAGTTGAAACGAAAAAGGGTAGACAACCGAGAAAACCAGTAATTAAGTAAAGGGGGATGTAAATGAATACCCCATATTCAGAAATATATGAATTATTTCAAAACAGAATAATTAGAGATACTACGTTTTTTATACAAAATGCTGAACCAACAGAAATACAAAAGGTCGCAGAAGAAAGAATGTTCCAGTTATTAAAACAAGCTATTTCAGAAATTTTATTAATTCCAGATAAGAAAAATTTTGAGATTAATCTTTTAGATAGAGATGATGAAAATTTGGAATTTTTGTTTGAATTAATAGAAATAGAAAAGCAAATATTGGCTGATTTTATGTTTGAACTTTATGCTTCAGAAGATTATATCACTCGTTGGCAAGCATTAAAGCAACGTTATTTTACTGATGATGAGATTAAAATTGTATTAAATAGTCCAGCTAATAGTTTGAGAGAATTTACAAATTCTATTGCATTATTAAAAAATGATAATAGAAAAAAAGTTAAAATGTATCTTAGACGTAGTAGAGATACTTGGAAATACAAACCACAGAACTATAATCCTAGTGTGGAAGGATAAGTATATGAATAGTAAAAAAATATATGTAGTAAAAACCATGAGATTGAACAATTATTTAACTAAAAATGGTTTTAGAATGTTAAGACCATCTAAAGATAGGAATAATGAGAATTTTGTGGTTTTTTTATATGAAGATACAGAAGAATTGAGAAAGTGTATAGGAAATTATAAATTAAATTAAAAGGGAAGTTGTATAAGAATGGGTGAATTAATAGATTTAACAGGGCAAACTTTTGGTAAATGGATAGTTTTGGGGATAGATGAAAACAGTAACTCGAATAATATAAAATGGAAATGTCAATGCTCTTGTGATGAGCATACTATTAGGTCAGTGCGTGGTTATGCTTTAAGAAGTGGTCGCAGTAAGTCTTGTGGCTGTTTGCGGAAAGATGAATTGCAAAATTTAAATGGTATGATATGCGGGAATTGGAAAGTATTACGAGAAGTCGAAAGAGATATTGATAACAATAGACAATTTTTATGTGAATGTCGGTGTGAAAAACATACGATAAGAGTAATTAAACAGTATTCATTAAATCGCAATGAAACTAATTCATGTATGTGTAGTAATTATAAAGATTTAACGGGAATGAAATTTGGGAAATTAACAGTTTTGAGGTTTGACCAAAAAGCTTACGATGATGGTAAGAAAAATAATAAATATGTTTATAAGTGGATATGTGAATGCGATTGTAAGGAAAAAGATAAAAACATCGTAAGTGTTTCAAAAAGTAATTTAATTACAGGTCATACTTCATCTTGTGGTTGTTATTGTATTGAAAGAATTAAAGATTCGTGCACTCAAGATTTAACAAATTTAAGGTTTGGTAAATTAGTAGTCATTAAAAGAGATGCCCCTAAAATAAGCAAAAAAGGTAATAAAACAGAAATGTGGTTATGTCAATGTGATTGTGGAACAATTAAAACTATTTCTCATAGTGCTTTAAAGCAAGGCAGAACAATTTCTTGTGGTTGTATACAATCAAAAATGGAATTTAAAGCAAAAAAGTATTTTGATAAAATGAGTATTAATTATATTCAACAATACACATATGACGATTGTAAATATAAAGGGATTTTAAGATTCGATTTTTATTTACCAAATTATGATTGTTGTGTTGAATTCGATGGAATCCAACATTTTGAAGTAGTTGATTTTGGTGGCAACAACCTTGAAAAGGCAACGGAAAAGTTTAGAGTGACTCAAATCAAAGATGAAATTAAAAATAATTATTGTAAAAATAATAATATTAAACTAATTCGAATTCCATATTGGGATTTTGATAATTATAAAAATATATTATTTGACAAATTAGGGATAGGTGGTGAGTAATTTGCCTATAGATTACGATTATTTATTTAAATTAAAAGAGCATTATGGTAATGGTGTTGTTGAAAGTAGAGAAGAAATAATTACTGAATTACAAACTAATATGCAAAAAGAAATTGATAATAGTCTAATTAGTGAGTTTGATTTACGTATCGGAATGGCTGAATATAGACGAACTGCTAAAGTAAATTTTACGAAAGACATAGTTTTAGCATTGAAAGATGAACGCTACAAAGAACCTGTATACGATTCTCTTGCACTTAGTTGTTACGTAAATCCAAATGAGTGTGATAGTGGTGATTACATTAGTATGACTATTCGTGATACGGAAGAATTATTCTTAGTTCGAGCAGAGCCAGACAAGAGAAGAAATCACGATAAATTGATGTTATTACAATGTCAATACAATGTAACGATACTTGACGATGATGGTATAAATACTCATGTTTATGGCTTGTTTCTGCAAGATAACAAATCGAGACCTTCAGTGTCAGAGCGTTCAGAAACGGGTGTTACAGAAAATTCTACATTCCAAGCATATGTACGACATGATGATATTTCAAGGCGATTTATAGATGTAACGGGAACAACTGCAAGTGGCAAATCTAATAAAATTAGTAGAATTTTAATTGATGGTTTAGCTTATAAAATAGCTGGTAGTGATCCTGTAACTGCAAAAGGCTTGGTGACTTTAGGACTTGAATTAGATAATAAAACACCAAACGACAACCTTGAATTAGGAATAGCAGATTACTATAACAACATACCACCACCAGAAGAACCACCAGCAGATTTGGTAATTAATTGTGATTATGCAGATTTGCCAATAGGCGAAATGAATACTTATACAATTGATACTAACAATACTGTTACATGGGGATTGAGTGATAATGGTGTTATAGCGACACTTGGATTAACAGGTGTGAATGGTGAATGTACTGTTACTTGCCCTTATGATACTAAATTAATTGGTGAAGTGGTTACATTAACAGCTTATTTGGA